AGTATCCCAGCAATATGAGCGGAGTTCTTTGATGAGGTTCGTGCTTTGCTTAGTTACTAAATAGTCTTGCCTTTGCATTACGTCAATACCGTAGTTGATTGAGTCAGCTCCTTTCGTTACTCCTTTGATTGTTTTGCCTTGCCTTCTTATCTCTTCTATTGATTTAGGCTCTGAGCTATCTGCGTAGATAATAACGGCTGACGGAAGTATCTTTGCTATGTCTGAGTTTACCATTCCTGTGCGGTATACAAGTTCGTTTACTATCCGTGTTCCGTTATAGTTGTAAATCTCAATTGCTGCCGTAGGGTCATTCGTGTATCCAAAGTCTAATCCTATTCCTATGAGCTTTGCCTCTTTTGGTATGGTGTCTATTTCTTTCCAATTGTTAAAGACTACTCCTTCAAGACTACCTACTTGCCCAAGACCATACACTCTCCACCAATTAGCCCAGTAAGAACTCGTAGCTGCTTTGTCTCGGTTCTTTTCTATTTGTGTGACTATTGATTCGTCAAGTGCCTCGTTGTCTTTGTATGTTAAGATTATAAAGTCCGTGTCTGGCTCGTCTTTTAGTTCCTTGTGTACCCAAAACTCATTAGCAGGGTTAAAGTCCAAGTACACCTCTTGCTTTGTACGTATTGAAAGCTCATTGTATGACTCAAAGGTCACGTTGTTGCACTCGTTAATGTACAAGATATCACGTCTTGCTCCTCTGAGCTTAGAAGCATCATCTGCGGAAAAGAACTCTATTACGCTTCCGTTTTTAAAATGATATGTAAGCAGCGACTTATTTAACTGTTGGTCATAAAATCGGTTTGTCCATTTTAGTATTTTAACAAAGTCTTTTAATGCTCCCCTTCTTAGATGCGGTATGCTTTCTGCTACTATGCTTATTTCGAGTCCGTCTTTACGTAGTGCCTTGTCAATTAACACCGCAAGGATTGAGTACGTCTTGGAAGCCGACGTGCCACCTTGAACAATTTTAATACGCTTCTTTAAAGCCAGTACCTTATTTGTTGCCGTTGTCCTCTTGTACATCAGGGAATAGTGGTAACTCGGTTATAGTTTGTTCTACTTGCTGAAGTGGTGCGCCATACCCTGAGTCCATTAATGCTTTGTACGCAGTTACATCTCCTTCACGAGCCTTTTTAATCAAAGCTAACGTCATTAAGTCCTCTTGGCTCATAGTTTCCTGCTCGCCTGTTAATGGGTTCTTTAGAGCTTGATTTACTTCAAGCCACTTGCGTGCTATTGTGCTGCGGTTTAGTGAGCCTTTTGGTCTTCCGTTTGGGTTTCCGCTTTCGCCTTTATTCCAAGCAGGCTTTAAATTATCTTCTTTTGCCATAATCGGTGTAATTTCGGTGTTACTTTTCTTTTGAATGTTCTGCTTTTACCATTTGGTCTGAGGCAAGTTCATAAGCCTTTAGTTTGCTTTTTTGATTCTTATTGTAGGTAAAGCATTTGCCTCCATCAGCATATTTAAAACCATTTTTTCCGTTAAATTGGCAATGTATAATCTTCTCCATTTTTCTTTACTTTTAAAGTTGGGTCTAATTTAATCATTCGTTCTAAAATAACTTGACAATATCTTGGGTCAAATTCTATTACTCTTGCTTTACGATTTAATTGTTCGCAAGCCACCATAGCCGTTCCACTTCCACCAAAAGCATCTATTACAATATCCCCTTGTTTAGAAGAGTTTTCTATTTGATAAGCAAAAAGCCCTATTGGTTTCATTGTTGGATGTTCTGCATTTCTACTTGGTCTATCAAATTCAATTATTGTTGTTTGCTTTCTATCTGAATACCATTTATGACTATCTCCTTTTAACCATCCATATAAGCAAGGTTCGTGTTTCCATTGATAATCTTGCCTTCCCATTACCATTGAATTCTTAACCCAAATCAACTGTTGCTTTAATAACCATCCTGCATCAACCATAGCTTTAGCAAAATTTATTATTTCAGATGAAGCGTGCCATACATATATTGCAGCACCTTTTTTTGAGGCAGTAGTTAGTGCAGTGTAAAAGTCATACAGAAACTTATAAAAGTCATCATTACCCATTGAATCATTTTCAATAGTCAAGGCATCTTTTGTTTTGCCTTCATAAGCAACATTATATGGCGGGTCGGTTACAATCATATCAGCAAGCTCTCCTTGCATTAGTTTTTCGTATGTATCCGTTTGGGTACTATCTCCACAAAGTAAACGGTGTTCGCCTATCTCAAATAAGTCACCTAATACAATATCCGTTTCAATACCGCCTTCAGGAACACTAAAATCATCTTCCTCTGATTCGAGTTCTGTTACGCTTAAATCAACAGGTAAATCTAATCCCCACTCGTCAAGTTTTTCGGTATCCCATTCATTGGCTAACATATCCCAATCCCATTCTCCAAACCCTACGTTGTCCTTTACTATAAATTCGTCTTTTTGTAGCTCAGTTAAGTTCTCTGCCTTTACAATAAACACTTCTTTGAGGCCTGCTTCCTTACACGCCTTTAAACGCATATTGCCACCTAAGACGATATTGTTTTCGTCTACTACTATTGGTCGTAGTTCCAGCATCTGAGGGAACTCCTGTATTGACTTGACTAATTTACGGAACTTATCGTCTTTGATTAGACGAGGGTTCTTTGGGTTCGTCTTTACCTCGATGATTTTAACTTTATCTACTTTCATATTATACTTCGTAAGCGTTGTAAATCTTTCTTAGGTTGAATACAATCTCTCTGAAACAAGAAGCGCAAGAGGATGGCTCTAAACGTATCTTCATTACTCGTGAGTAGATTTCTCTTACTCTTGTTACTTCACTTGGTTTAAAGGTTTCTCGTTCAAGGATTCGTGTTTCCGTAAGCCAGTTGTACTCCTCTTCAGTTAGACATTCGGGTTTGCGGTATGGAAACCACTCGTTGAGTTTTTGTTTACGCTCTTCGCATCCGCAATCTTCTCCTGCTATAAAGTTAACGAGCTTCTTGATTCCTGTTACTTCGGTTATTTGCTCTATGGTGTCTCCTAACCCTTGTGCTTTTTTCTTTGTTGCCATTGTTTATTTTTTAAAGTGTTCTTTACTTAACTCTGCTAAATCATTGCGGAGCATTTCATTTTCTTTTTTTAGTCTTTTACATTCTTTTTCCATACGGATGTATTCTCTAAAGTTTTCTTTAGAACGTTCCTGACGTAACTCAAGTTCTCGCTCAACTAATTCAAGTATATTTCTAAACATCATAATAAATCGTAATCTTGGTTTGTAAAATCGGTATAGTCTTCTCCGACTTCATCCTTCAATCTTTCTTTGCAGTTCTTTAGCGTGTTAAATATCGAGGTTAAGCTGATGCCTGAGTCTTTTGCTATGTCTCTCATTGATGCGTTGCCTTCCTTGTAAACTTTAAATAACATTGCATCGTACCAATGCCAGTTGTCCATCTCTTCGTTTATTCTTTGGTGTAGTCTTTCAAGGGCTTCGTGTTTATCTAACTCTGAGTCTTCATCCGCTACTCCTCTTACTTCGTCTAAAGATAAAAACTGAACACTACCCGTTTTGTTTATTTCGAATGCTCTATTTCTCAGCATCATCCACATTAAAGCAATGTTTGGTCTTCCGTCTTTGAGTATCTTCTCCTCGTAGTTGTACTTGACTATCCTGAGGTAAACATCCTGCACTACATCTTCTGCAAGGTCATACTCTCCAAATGAACAGACTATCTTTACCCATTCTTTATGATGTTCTGCTAATATTCTGAGTGCATCCATTTGATTAAATTCTAAACAAATATAAGTTTAATTTCTAATCACGCAAATAAATTAAAAAAGCCACCTGTTAAAGTGGCTCTAAATTGTTTAAGTAAATCTCTCGTGAAACGTAGTTATCTATCTTGTGTAAGGTTGATAAGGTTACGTCTTTTCGCTGAAGGAAGTTGTTTAACTGAAACTGGTGCATCTTTAGTCCTTTGGCTTTTATGTCTTGGACTATTTGGTTTCGTGTTTTTACAAGCAATATCCTATGCAGTTGCTTTCGGAGTGTGTCATCGTCAATGTACATCAGAACGGCAGGTCATCGTCAATACTATCGCCAACAGGTCTACGCTCTTCCGTAGGAGCTACATACGGCTCGCTGAATGAAAGAGACATAAAAGAA